GGGTATATGTCGAGGACGTGAAACCGCAAAACCCGCGCCACAACGCACGGAAACGTAAAGCGTTCACGTTCTCAGACCCGACAGCCGAATCGAGGATTATCGCCGACAACGTCCACGCAGACCTCGACGTGCGCTTGGCCGCATACAAGCAGCAGCAGGCGGCAGAGCCGGACTCTACGCCGCTAGACCGGCTCCAGGCGTCGCCACGCCAAAACGGTGCCATCGGCGAGGTCACTTACACCGAAGAGCCTTTCTGATCGGCGCCGACTACTAATCCCCGAAAACGTGATCGAGGGTCCGGCCGCCACCATCAGGCCGGACCCTTTGGTCACCTCATAACCACGAATGGACCGGCATGCGAACCCCTACGCCAGAAGAAGCGAACGAGATACGGCTAATTGTCCACGACGGCGGCCGAACATGGGAAGCCGCAGCAGCGAAGACCGCAGCGGCTGAGGACGCAGCCACAGCGGCCGTGCTCGACCGGCGCCTCGACGAAGCAGCCGCACAGCATCGCAAACAGAAGCCGTGGCAGCGTGCGGTCCTCGAAGCCTACGCTATTAGGTCGAGGCGCCCGCAAGAGAAGCGACGCCGGGTCTATCCGCAGCGCTCACCGATCGACGCACACGCTCAGGCCGCAGCGACACGCCGTTATCAGACGCTGCCGGCCGATCACCCAGATCACCCGAACAACAGGACCGGTCCTTATATGCAGGCCGGCGACAACGACTCAGTGAAAGGCAAAACCTCGACATGATCGACTACCCAGACGACCGGCAAAACGTGGACATGGACCCAGTGCCCGACGTTATGACAGACGCCGAACTCGCAGCCAAATACCCTCACATCATCCACGGGACACCCGATCCGCACTGGAGCTGGCCCAACGACAACAACTGGGACAACAACCGGGACAACAACTGGGACGACACGCCGCAGCCGGCGGCCGCAAGGATCATCGACGGGCACGACTTCCTGTTTGCAGAAAGACCGAACGTTGCGCCGGTCTGGGGACACGAAGACGGCGAAGGAGCTCGAGAGATACTGTGGGCCGGCGGCGAGCCACTAATCCTGGCAGGCAGCACAGGCGTCGGAAAAACCACGATACTGCTGCAACTGATCCGCGGTCGCCTCGGCCTCGACACGCAACTGCTCGGCTGGCCGGTAAGGCCAGGCGCCCGCAACTGTCTCTATTTCGCAGCAGACAGACCGAACCAGATCGCTAAAGCATTCCGACGCCACACCGACGAAACCGACAACGTAAGCCGTCTGAAAGTCGTTGAAGGGCCGCCACCGTTCTCTATCGTCGAGAACCCGGCCGGCCTTGTCGAGCTCGCCAACCAGGCCGACGCCGACACGGTAGTGATCGACTCCCTAAAGGACTTTGCATCGAACCTGTCAGACGAACAGGCCGGCGCAGCCATCAACCACGCTTTCCAGCTTTGCTGCGCCGCCGGCATCGAGGTCATCGGGTCGCATCACTCACGGAAAGCGTCCGGTGAGAACAAGAAGCCGAACACGATCGACGACGTGTATGGGTCAGGATTCATCACGGCCGGCGCCGGGTCAGTCATATTCCTGTACGGCAGAGGCGGCGACAGCGAAGTGGAACTGATCCACCTGAAGCAGCCGGAATCGAAAGTCGTCGGCGTCGGCGACAAGAACGTGCGCCTAGTCCACGATCACGACAAAGGCCGGTCGGCGATCATCGGTCAGTTCGACCCGCTGCAACTCGTCGCCATGCGAGGCGACCTCGGCGTGTCCGTTAGCGACGCAGCTAAAGCCGAAACGAAAGCGCTCGATCCCAGCAGGACGCAGATCCAGACCGCACGAAGGAAACTAGAAAGGCTCGTCGACTCAGAGCTCGCCAGCAAAACCGAACCGCAACACGGCGGGAACGAACGCAGAGGCGTCGTCTATTACATCACCGAACTCGGCACCAAAACGTACGAAAAACAGCGATCAGAGCGCTCGAAATAGCCATGTCTCAATCCCATGTTTCACCCCGTTTATCCACAGGCTGTCTCATTCTATGTTTCAGCCATGTCTCAGGTACAAACCGAAACCCGCCAAAACGGCGAAAACAGAACGAATCCGCCATGTCTCTTGAGCTCGCCGCCATGTTTCAAACCGGGTCCCCCTTATATAGGGGACCCGGTGAAGAAGCTGCACGAAAACGGGCCCCAAAATGGCCGCGTGTAGACCTCGATCAGAAGAACCCCAAAAGATACGACCGCACACGATGAACGTTCCCAGAATCGGATCATTTTGCTCTGGCATCGGCGGCCTAGATTTAGCCGTCGCAGCCCACTACAACGCCCGCCACGCCTGGTTTTGTGAATACGACTCGGCACCGTCCAAAGTGCTCGCCCATCACTGGCCGGACACCCTCAACCACGGCGACCTAACCTCGACCGACTGGACGGCCGCCGAACCCGTCGACATCGTCACCGCCGGCTACCCGTGCCAGCCATTCTCAACCGCAGGACAACGTAAAGGATTCGATGATGAGCGACACATCTGGCCGGCTATTCGAGATGCCATTAGCGTGCTACGACCTCGAGTCGTCGTGCTGGAGAACGTTCGGGGGCACCTCTCGCTCGGCTTCGACAGTGTTCTTGGGGACCTTGCCGGCCTCGGGTTCGATGCGGAGTGGGGAACTTTTAGAAGCTCAGATGTCGGGGCGCCACACCGACGAGAACGCCTCTATGTCGTCGCAACTGTTACCGACGCCCCGAGCGAGCCACGGCCTAAGCGCCGTATACGGCCACCAGTTCGAGGAACGCGTCGACGATGTGGTGTGGAGATTGCACCACGGGCGACAGTTGATGAAAAGCGATGGGGCAGCTACAGCGCAGCGATCCGACGATGGCAACCAATTATTGGACGACTCGCTCCTGACCCTATGGACGACGAAGGACGACTGAACCCGGAACTTACCGAGTGGATGATGGGTTACCCGGCCGGATGGGTCACAGACCCGGCCATCGGCCTCAGTTGGGCGCAACAACTCAAAGCGTGCGGTAACGCCGTGCAACCACAAACCGCAGCGCTAGCGCTAGACGTGCTCTCTGAACGCCTCGCCGCCACCGATCAGACCATAGACGCATGAGCTCAGAGGGCAGAGGCGGGGCAGCCTGGCAGCGCCTACTCAAACAGGTCTACGCAGAGGAAACGCACTGCTACCGGTGCGGCCTGTTTGTAGATCAGACGATCGCAGACCGGATCCCGCACGGCGACAGCTACAGGCGGAACCCTCAAGCCAAGAGCGGCGACCACATCTGGCCGTACAAGGATTACCCGCACCTAAGACTCGAGCGGTCCAACGTCCGACTCGCTCACCTGTTCTGCAACATCCAGGCCGGCAACAAGAACCCGCCGGCACGGCCTCAGACCAAACAATGGTAAACCACCTACAACCGGAAGATGAACAAAGAGCAATGACCAAATGGCGTGACAAAGCAAAATGCAAAGGGATGGACATCAGTCTGTTCTTCCCCAACAAAGGGGAAAGGCCACGGGTAGCCCTGGCGACATGCGAATTGTGTCCGGTGAAACGGGAATGTGCAGCCGAAGCGAACAACGACAAACGAAACATTCAGGGCGTTTGGGGTGGGCTAACGCATCGGGAACGAACCAAACCCGGCTATGGAGAAAACCTGAAACGGAACCCTAAAAACCGCCAAACCAAAACAGGCTCAAAAATGGCGTAAACAAGCCATTTTTAAGGGGGGGCGCCAAAAATCACTAGCCGAAAAAGCCCGTCACGATCCGATTTCTGCCAAAATCTCCCTAAGTGGAGAGAAGGTGCTACTGTCAAAAAAGGCCACCGCACAGAATGAGTCTGTCGGTGGCCGTGACCAGAACCATTTGGAGGTTCCGATATGTCAGAGCGTAGTTCAGACGAATACAACGGGTGGGCGAATTGGTCGACTTGGTTAGTGCCTTTGTGGATTGATAACGAATATGACTGCTACATGGAGAAGTGTCGCCAGCTAAAATCGTTGCCGGAAGTCACCGCAGACGATGCGTTCAGGATTAGCGTCGAGCTTTGGGAGGGGACCGACGACATAGATTGGAACGATGTGGACTGGTCTGAGATCGCCGAACACTGGGAATGTGAACGGCTCGAGATGGTAGGTTGAAGGCTTATGGCAGACGGAAAGAAAGTGCACGGGATAAGCAAAGACCTTGTTCGGTTAGCGACTCCGATCGTTGACCTGTCGGTGTTGCCGGGAAACCCGAGACGTGGTGACGTCGACGCTTGCGCAAAGTCTTATCAAACATTTGGGCAGACTAAACCGGTTGTTGTGTGGGCTGGGGACACGTGCGGTGAGCATCCAGAGTTAGATGGAAAACTGATTGTGTTAGACGGCAATCATCAGTTTCTAGGTGCGGCCCAGTTGGGGTGGACCCATTTGGCGGCTCACGACATGTCGAAGTATTCGTGGGATCAGGCAAAGGCTTACTCTCTTGCGGCTAACCGGGTCGGCGACTTGGGTGGCATGGACCGTCTCGCTTTGGCCGATTTTGTGGCGTCGATTGACGATGTTGGTCTGATGGTAGGGTTCGGAGATGACGAGATCGCAGCGCTAGTTGCTTCGGTCGAACCGCCGGACATCTTTGAGATGGACAGCGACGAAGACGTTGCACGGTTAGATCAGCGGACAGCCACAAAGTGTCCGTCTTGTGGGCACGAGTTCATGTCAGGTTGGAGCGTGTGATGTTAGATCGTTGCTATGTGGGGTCAATGCGGTGGAAGGCTCAGAGGTGAGCCGCCAGGTTTCCAACTTGGAGGGCCGGGTTCGATCCCCGGTCACCGCTCCAATTGTTAGGGTTTCACCGTGTACTAATGCGGCAGCAAAATACGCGGTTGAGCGTTGGCACTATTCGAGGTCATTGCCTGTCGGCCGGCTAGTTCGGTACGGCGTTTGGGAGGACGACGAATTTGTTGGTGTTGTCCTGTTTGGTAGGGGTGCGTCACCGTACCTGTTAACACCTTACGGGTTGACGCAATACGAGGGCGCAGAGTTGACACGGGTTGCACTGTCGTCGCATTCTTCGTTTGTTTCGCAGATTGTTTCGTTGGCTCTTGGCCGGTTAAAAGAATCAAACCCAGGTTTGCGTTTGGTCGTGTCGTTTGCCGACTCGAACCAAGGCCATCATGGCGGCATCTACCAAGCTGGCAATTGGATTTACACAGGCATGTCTGCTCCCAAATATCATTACATCGGCCCAGACGGCAAGCGGTATCATGACCGGCTTATTCATAGCGGCGGCGTGTTTCGGGCAGACCAGTGCAAAGCTGTTCATGAAAAGGGCAAGCACCGTTATCTGATGCCGTTAGATAAGGCGATCCGCCGGCAGGTCTTGAAGCTTTCCTCGCCGTATCCTTCTATTGCTGGCGAGGTCTGAGGCACTATGGCTGTTGAACGGTTTACTGTTGTCGAGGTAGCAGAGCAAGAGATTGCGACGCTACGGAGCAGGATGGCCGGCGTTTCGTTCGCTCAGATAGCAACGCAAATGTCGTCGCTAACATCTGATGGGGAACCCATCGACGAGGACCTGGTCAGGCACCGGTTTCTCGCAGCGATACATAATTACAGAGTTTCGCAGGAACAGGTCGAAGCGTATAAGGGCGTGCAAATGGCACAGATCGACATGGCAATCGAGAAGGTTATGGCGGCAGTGATCAAATGGGATACCCGCCATCACCACGTCGCAGACTTGACCAGTGCCGTTATCTCGTTGCGCCGGTTGCAGGAACGGGCCGACACGCTGATCGAAGAACAGAAAGGCGCCAGGGTGGTGCCGGACGAGTTGGAAGGCCGCCGAGGCTTGACCAGAAAGCCTAAGTCGCCAGGGTCTCGCCAACGTACCAAAGGCGGCTAGGTGAGTGATTACCGGTTAGGTGACGAGGCCATCGCACACGCCGCCAAATATGGTGTCGACCTCGACGACAATCAACAAAAGTATGTGCGAGGCACGTTCGCTGTCAACGAGTCCGACGGCCAATACTCGAACAGTCTCACATGCGATTGTCAGGCGAGGCGGAACGGCAAAGGCGAGTCGCTTCAAACGATCGGCGCATATGGTGCGCACAAACTCGGCGAGCACACTTTGCATTCAGCGCACAGGCTCGACACTTCAGAGGACGCATTTCGTCGTATCGACGAGCTCGCCGGGCACCCGTATCTGAAAAGCATTTACGCACCGACCTACTCGAACGGCAAGCAGTCGTACCGGTTAGGGGATGTTGGCGGCGGCGTTTCGTTCAGGGCAAGAGGCGGGAAGGCGGGCCGTGGCCTCTCAGATATCGACCGTGTGATCTATGACGAGGCGCAGATCCTTTACAGGTCGGCGATGGCTGCGGCGTCGCCAACGACGCTCACAGCAGAGTTCGGGCAGACTTGTCTGGCGGGTTCTGCCGGCGTCGGTTCGCAGCCTGGCGAAGACCCAGAATCGTCGGCCGTTTGGTGGGATTACAGGCGGGCCGGGATTCTCCACAACGCCGGCCTGGTCGAGTCGCCGGGCCTGTTCTGGCACGAGTCGACGGCCGAAACGTGGACGATTAACCCTGAGACTTTTGACATCGAGTTCCACACGCCGGACCCGCACGACCGCAAAAACTGGTATCTGGCGAACCCTGCTTTGAGGGCAGGCCGGATAACGGAAGCGAAACTGGCCGGCATGTTGACGCAGCTCGGCGAGTCGTTGTTCCTTCGGGAATGTCTAAACGTGTGGGACCCGCCACCGAACAGAGGGATTCGGAACAGCAAACTGTCCCCCGAGGCGTGGGCGTCGGCGGTAGACGTCGAGTCGTCTGTGGCGACCGGCCTGGTCTTAGCGGTCGACGCAGACTGGGACGCTGCGTCAGCGGTGATCTACGTGGCAGGGCGACGCTCAGACGGGACACGTCACGTCGGTGTTGTGGCAGCGGCGCCGGGCATTTCGTGGGTCGAGGCCAGGCTTAAAGCGTTGATTCAAGAGCTCGAGGCGGACCAGAAACGGCCACTAAAAATCGGGTATGACTCGACGGGTCCGGCGAAAGTTTTAGAACCCATACTGAAAAAGGCGACGGCCGGGCCGATCGACCTGGTCGCTTTGGCCGGCAGCGCTTACTCTGCGGCGTGTGTCGGGTTCGCTAACGGCGTCGATTCAGGCGACATTAAGCATCGAGGCGATATCGAAACGACATCGGCTGTGAACGCTGCGAGGGTCAGACGGTACGGGCAGCAGGATTCGTGGATCTGGCACTCTGCCGATCACCAAAACATTTCGCCGCTTCGTTGCGCAACTGTGGCGGCCTGGACGGCGGAGCTCGTACCGGTGAGGCTGTCGGCTTACGAAGACGCCATGTCGTAAGGTCGGGCAGTGGCGACAGATGCCACCGCCGGCGTGTTACCCTTCCGTGGGGTCATATCAACGGTCTAGACGAATCTACAGCGCACTCTTTGGCCTCAGTGTTTCGCATGTGGTGATAGTTTGGTCAACGTGTCATTACCTATACCCGGCCCTGGTGTAACTTTTACGATCCAAGACGCAGCGCCATCTGACGATGCGACGTGGGAACTGGTCAGGATAGTCGGCCGGCTAACAGGGACATTTAACCGCCGGCTTACCGGCACCATGTTGGCTTTGAGGGACGACGGCATCATCGAAGATGTCACGCCGGCGACGCCGACGCAGCCTGTCGCCAACGTGATCACGTTCCACTCGACGGATTTAGAACCCAATGTCGACAACGACCCGACAAGATCTGTCGGCGGCGCATACGAGTACACGGCATTTTTGCGGGTGTTGGGCGTCGATCGCGCTCCAGACGATTTTGTTGCTGTGCTGTTCGGGTTCGTTATCGACGGCCAGGGCGGCTACACGCTCGACGGTAATGGGCGGATTTCGTTTGGTGATGTGGCGACGACTGGCGCCGGCGGGATAGCACCGGCCCGGTCGCTGATTTCTTCGACTGTCGATCCGACAGTCACAGACGATTCTAGCGACGGCTATTCGATCGGGTCGGTGTGGATCAACACGACGGCCGATCTCGCTTACACGCTGGTGGATGCGACAGTCGGCGCAGCAGTATGGCAGACCTCGGTCGGTGGCGCCGACCTGAGCTGGGACGCCGCCACGTCTACCGTCGCCTCTGCTAGCGGGACCGATGCGACTTTGACTGCGGTCGATGCCACAAACCCGGGGTTGATGCTGTCAGCCGACAAAACAAAACTCGACGCCATCGAGGCCGGCGCCGATGTCACCGACGCCACAAATGTCGCTGCGGCTGGTGCGTTGATGGATTCGGAGGTCGACGCCAATATCAAGACGCTGGTGTTGCCGGCCTCGACGACGATCACGGCAGCAGCGGCGACCGTCCTCGACGACGTGTCCACGGCTGCGATGCTCACAACGTTGGGCGCTGCTACAGCGGCGCAGGGATCACTAGCAGACTCGGCGTTGCAGACTGTCGCAGTGACCGACATCGACAACGGCACAGACGGCGAGCTCATTACGTGGTCGGCGACGGGCGCAGCAACGACTGTCCCTGCTGGGACTTCAGCGCAGGTGCTGACGAGCAACGGCGCCGGCACGGTGCCAACATTCCAGACGCAGGCCGGCGGCGGCGACGCTTTAACTTCAAACCCGTTGAGCCAGTTCGCCTCGACGACTTCCGCTCAGCTAGCAGGTGTCCTGTCTGATGAGACCGGCACGGGTCTGGCTGTGTTCGGGACTAGCCCGACGCTGATCACGCCAGCGTTGGGGACTATCGCCAGCGGCGATCTATCTGCTGCGACAGGCACTGCGGCGGCGTTGACGGTTGGCGCCACTACCGGCGTCGAGGCCGGCGCCGATGTCACCGACGCCACGAATGTCGCTGCGGCTGGTGCGTTGATGGATTCGGAGGTCGACGCCAATATCAAGACGCTGTCTTTGCCGGCCTCGACGACGATCACGGCAGCAGCGGCGACGGTGCTCGATGACGTGTCCACGGCTGCGATGCTGACGACGTTGGGAGCTCAGGCTCAGAGCGCAGTGTTGGATGCGACGACGGCCTCGTTCACGACCGCTGCGGCTTCAGAGATCACGGCCAACACGGCCAAGACCGGCATCTCTTCTGGTCAGGCTTCAGAGATAACGGCCAACACGGCCAAGGTGTCGTACAGCGACGCTGCTCTGGTGGCTACACATACCACGGACATCGCTACGAACACCGGGAACATCTCGACGAACGCAACCACAGTTTTCAATCTAGGCAGTGATGTGTCTAGCAACTGGGCCCGGCTGAACGGCCACGACACAGACATCTCGAGCATCCAGTCTCACCAGGGCACGCAAGACACGGCGATTGTTGTCAACTCGACGGCGATCGCTTTGAACACGGCCAAGACCGGCATCTCTTCTGCCCAGGCTTCAGAGATCACGGCCAACACGGCCAAGGTGTCGTACAGCGACGCTGCTCTGGTGGCTACACATACCGGCGAGATATCTACTCTCGAGTCTGGGCAAGCGACGCAAGACTCAGCGATCGCTTTGAACACGGCCAAGACCGGCATCTCTTCTGCCCAGGCTTCAGAGATCACCGCCAACACGGCCAAGACCGGCATCTCTTCTGGTCAGGCTTCAGAGATCACCGCCAACACAGCCAAGACCGGCATCTCTTCTGGTCAGGCTTCCGAGATCACCGCCAACACGGCCAAGACCGGGATCTCTTCTGGTCAGGCTTCCGAGATCACCGCCAACACGGCCAAGACCGGGATCTCTTCTGGTCAGGCTTCAGAGATCACCGCCAACACAGCCAAGGTGTCGTATGGCGATGCTGCTGTGGTGGCCGGCCACACCACAGACATCGCCACGAATGTTTCAGCGATCGCTTTGAACACGGCCAAGACGGGCATCTCTTCTGCCCAGGCTTCAGAGATCACCGCCAACACGGCCAAGACCGGGATCTCTTCTGGTCAGGCTTCAGAGATCACCGCCAACACAGCCAAGGTGTCGTACAGCGACGCTGCTCTGGTGGCAACTCACACCACCGATATCGCCACGAATGTTTCAGCGATCGCTTTGAACACGGCCAAGACGGGCATCTCTTCTGCCCAGGCTTCAGAGATCACCGCCAACACGGCCAAGACCGGGATCTCTTCTGGTCAGGCTTCAGAGATAACGGCCAACACGGCCAAGGTGTCGTACAGCGACGCTGCTCTGGTGGCTACGCACACCACCGATATCGGCACGAACACCACGAAGCTTGCCGGAATCGAGGCGGGGGCCGATGTCACCGACTCTGGAAATGTCGCCAGTTCTGGGGCATTCATGGCCTCGGGTGTTAGTGCCTTTGGGGCGACGCTTGTCGATGATGCCGACGCCGCTGCTGCGCTTGTAACCCTCGGCGCTCTGGACAAGACACTGATCCCGACCGAGATCATGACCGCCGCCTCGGACGAAGTGACGGCCATCGTCGCAGGTGCGGGCCTGATGCAGTTCCGGATGCCGTACGCCATGACCGGCTCAGAAATTCGGGCGTCGCTCGGGTCGGCGTGTGCGACCGGCACGTTCACGCTCGACGTTTTAGTTGGGGCCGCCACGGTGTTTAGCACTTTATTGACGGTGGACGCCACGGAAAAAACCAGCGTCAGCGCAGCGATCCCGGCCGTCCTATCGGTGACGGCGTGGCCCGACGATTCCGCCGTGTCGATCAGTGTCACGAACCAGGGCGACGGCACGGCCACGGGTTTGAAAGTGACGATGATCGGTACGAGGTCGGCCTGATGGCAACCGGAATAGTTAACCCGTACGCCGTGGCGGCTGGCGGGCTTTCGTACGAGGACGAATGTTTGGCAGATAGCCCTGTCGGTTTATGGATGATGAATGAGACGTCAGGCACTACGATTGTCAACCAGGGCAGCAGCGGCACCGCAGGCAACGGCAGCTACGGCACTACGTTTTCGCCGGTCTTAGCAGGCGATACTCTCTTCGGGTTAACCACTCCAGATTTCCAAAACTCCCAGGATTTCGTTCTGATGACGTATCCCGTAGGGTCCACACCCGACGCAGGTGTAACGGGGGCTGCCACTTGGGAATATTTGTTCAGGATTGACGGGTCTTTGGGTGCTTATCATTTCGGCATACTCCCGGCACCGTATAACGCACTCATGGCCTTCTCCCAGGCCAGTGGAACTTATAGCGCTCAGATCCTCACGACGTACGGTGCGTCACCCATGTATGTCTACGCCCCAGCCGGCACTCTTGTTTCAGGGACGGAATATCATTGTGTAATAACTTACGATAGAGCCGCTCCACGGCTAGAAGTCTGGATAAATGGCGTTTCCGTGGCAGCAGTTACCACGCTTAACTCCAACACTTCAACGGGAACCGCTGCTTTAACGCAACCGGTCGGAGGTTACTCAAAAACTTCAGGAACGACCGGCATTGGCTCGACACTCGGCGGGTCACTCGGCGGGTATGCCATGTATGCCGGGGTCCTTTCTAATGCACGTATAGCCGACCACTACGCCGCCCTATAATTTCACAGGAAGAGACTAGATCATGCACACCGAATACTTTGACGGCACCCTGGGCGCTGTACGCAACCCGAAACCGATCGAGATCAAACCGTCCGACGGCACCCGCATCGGCCGGCCCGAAGGCGGTTGGCAGGCGTCCCAGCTTGCGGCGCTCGGTCTGTACCCGATCGCACATGTTGACCGGCCAGCAGACACCGACACGGCAACCCATACTGAGTCGGTGGCGCTTGGCGTGGCAGACGATCCGACAACGGCGACGACCGTCTGGACCGAACGGGCATGGACAACGGCCGAACTGGCCGACCGGGCGCTGCAAGCTGCAACGGAAGCGGCACGAGAAACCGTGCTGGCGTCCCTCGCCCTGGTGGGCGACGGCGTAGGTTTGGACACAGACCAGGAACTGCGAGACGCGGTGCAGCTCGTGGCGCAACAGCTAGCGGCCGGCGGTCTGCTGCCATGATTTTTGTCGTAGTCATATGCGCATCTGTGGCGATCCTGGCTGTCGCATTTGTCTTGTCGCCGCCTTGGCGAAGGCTCAAGCGGACGCCTGTGATGGTCGAGCTCGTCGACGGGCGCACCGTCGACGGCTTACACGCATCGAGAGCGGCCGGCTACGTGTCACTAATAAACGCACGCACGTTCGACGCCAACGGTCAACCCGTGTCTATAGACGGAAACATAAACATTCCTAAACGCCAAGTGGCGTGGATCGTAGACGGCCACAAATGACGATCATTTACAGCGGCGGACTTCCAACGTCTGTTTCGCTCAGCAGCCAAATCTATTCGTGGTCGCCAGACGCAGCGATCCAGTACGGCTCGAGTCAACGATACGGATGGGACACAGACACAGGCGAAGGCATTTCGTTACACCCGGACGACGTATGGGCGTCTCAGCCGGCGCTAAGAACTGTCGTGCGTGTCCTATCTCGGAACTATGCACGAGTCGGTTTGCACGTGTTCAAGCGGAACAACGACGACAGGATCAGAGTCAGAGGCTCAGCGCTCGACCTGCTATCAAAGAACCCGAGCACAAAAGCGACAGCGTTCAAATACGGCAACGCACTTATCACCGATCTTTGTTTGTGGGACCGGGCCGCCTCGATCCTCACATACGACGAGACGAACAAATGGCAGTTGACCAGGTGGCCGCCACGGAATTGGTATTTTGTTCGGGACGGCCTGGATCAGCCGACAGCGATCATCGACATGTTCGGCAACGAGCACAGCCTCGACCGGATCGTCTGGTTCGATGGGTACCCGACGAGCGCAGCGTCACCGATGGAAACCCTGAAATCTGTCCTAATCGACATGGGCGAATCGCAAGCCGCAAAACGTGACCTGTGGAAAGGCAGAGCACGCATACCCGGCGTGATCGAGCGGCCGGCGTCAGCACCGCAGTGGTCACCGAAAGCGCGGGACAACTTCCGCAAGTCGTGGTCGCAATACGCAGCAGCCGGGAACAACACCGGCAAGACGCCGATCCTCGAAGACGACATGACATACAAGCCGACAGGCATGATCACGCCGGAAGCAGCGCAGCAGCTCGAGTCGTACAAGTTCAACATCTCAGAGATCGCGTCGTTCTATTCGTTGCCGCCGGCGTTCGCTGGGCTGATGGAATCCACGAACTACAGCAACCTCGTCGAGTTCAAAAGCATGTTGCACGGCGAGGTCCTCGGCACGTGGTACGAAGAAGTCGAACAGACATACAACGCTCAGATCGTGCCGGTGGTGGCACCAGGCGAAGACCTGTTCGTTGAACACAATGTCGCTGCGATGATGCGAATGTCGTTCGAGCTCCAGGCAAAGATTTTGGCGCAAGCTACAGGGGCGCCAAACATGACACGGAACGAGGCACGCCAGGTGATGAACTTGCCGGCTAAAGACGGCGCCGACACCCTTGTGGAACCAATCAACATAGTCCGACCAGACTAAGGTGGAAGACGTGATGGACGAAATGACAGACATCGAAGGCGAGAAAGCCCGAGATGTGCATATCAAAGCAGATATGGAGAACCCGGAGAATCGCGAGTTTACGGCGATCATCTCGACGTTCGGGAACGTGGACCGAGAGAACGACGTGATCGTTCCTGGCGCATTCGCTAAAGCGCTCAACAACTATGCAACCTCAGGTAAAACGATTCCTGTGGTATGGGACCACCAACACCACGACCCGCTCGCATACATCGGCCATGTCGTCGAAGCGGCAGAGCTCGCACCAGGCGACCCGCGTTTGCCGGACGGTCTGAAAGACCTCGGCGGTCTTTGGGTCAAAGGGCAGATGGACGACGACGAAGCTGCAACAAAAGTTCACAAGCTGATGAAAGGCCGCAGAATCAACGAGTTCAGTTTTGCATATTCTGGCGGCACTGCTCGCATGACAAAGTCGGCTGATGGCGAGACGGTCAGGGAGCTCGTCGAGTTCGACGACATCCTCGAGGTCGGCCCAACTATGCGAGGCATGAACCCGAAAACAGCTCTACTCACAGTCAAAGCACAGAAGACGAACAAACCTCGCCGGCAGGACACACCCACGGTTATCGAGACCCCCGGTGCAAACAGTGACGATGCGGCCCGGTTGATGAAACTTCTCAGGCTTTACTAAAAAACCCACCTAAATCGAAGGACAAATAAGATGGACGTTTCAACGATCCTTGCGGAAACCCGCGACGCAATGCAAGCCGTTTTTGATGGCACCAAGACAGACGACGGTTCTCACCGTGCGATGGACAACACCGAACGAATCGCGTTCGATGAACTGTCGCAGAAGGCCGACGGCCTGATCGACTCCGTTAAGGCTCACGAAGCCGCAGAAGCACAGAAAGCCACGGACGCTGCGAAGATGAAGTCATTGTCAATTCTCCCGACGATCGACAAGCGTGAACCGCTCGGCTATCCGACAGCGCAAGAGATAGACCAGCATTACAAGTCCCTCGAGGTGAAGGCCGACGAGTCGGAACGGGCCGGCAATCTTGGCGCAATGTTCACAGGTTCCAAGTCATACACCGCTGCGCTCGCTGCCGGCGGCGGACAGTCGATCGACTCGAATGGCGCCAAGTCAATCGAAGCGATCACCGGTGGCGGCGTTAAGACGCTGCTGGCCTCACCTGCTGTCGGTACTACAGCAGCGGTATCTGGCTATGCGATGCACCCGCACGCACTGCTCGACGCTGTGACCATCGGTCAGACCGGCAAGGACTCCCTGGTGCGCCACGTGGCGACACGGACCAGCAACGCAGCCGTGGTGGCTGAAGGCGTCCTTAAGCCTGAAGACGCTCTGACGTTTGTTTCGGTGACTCTTACTCCGCAAAAGATTGCGGCGTGGATTCCTGTCACAGACGAGGCGCTCGCAGATCACGAAGGCATGGAGACGTTGATTAACAACGAGCTCGTCGACGATGTCCTGACAGCGATCGAGGCTCGCATCGCTGCGGTCCTCGCTGCTGCGACTGGCGTCCAGGCGCAGGCGTTCGACACGAACATGCTGACGTCGATCCGTAAGGGCATCACGTTGGCTGAAGCCGTGGCAGCACCGACTGGTGTCTTTATCGGCACCGCTGACGCACAGACTTTGGATCTTCTGACCTCGACCGGTGACTATGGGCCGCAGCCGTTCGGCTCACAGCCTACTTCTGTCTGGGGTTTGCCTATGATCCGTGCAGGTTCGTTCCCGTCTGGGTTCGCATATGTTGGCCGCACTTCGAGTCTCCAGTGGCTCGAGCGCACACCGATGCAAATTAAGACCGGTTGGACTGGAACCCAGTTCACCGAGAACGAGGTCACGATCCTCGCAGAACAGCGTGGCGTCACCCATGTTGCGAAGCCCATTAGCTGGGTCAAAGTCGACACGGTAGCGTAGTCATGGCGCTGATCGAGCAAACCAAAGCGGCCACCGCTCATCTCGTCATTTATGGCGGGGTGCAGTGGAACCCGGCCGATTTACCGCCGGGCGTGTCCGCTGAGGACTGCGAACCGATCGGCGACTACTTCAAGAATGAACCGGCAAGAACCGCGGCCGCGCTTTTAGAAGCGCTGGCCGTGGGGAAAGCCACCGAACATGAACGTAGGCAAGCCGAGATCGCAGAACAAAAAGCGCGATCAGGCGAAGCGGCAGACCTGGTGGCTCGGAAGGCTGAAGCGGTCCAAGCGAACGCAGACGCCCACGATCCACCACAGGCGCCGGCTAAGCAGGCCTTAAAGAAAGCGGCTAAACCGGCCGCTAAGGGAAAGTAAGGGCTCACTGTGGCTGTTCCATACCCGTTAGCGGCTGATCTGATCGCATACAACGCCGGCACAACGTCGGCCGATTTGTCTGCACTGGCAGACGGGTTTGTGAACGAAGCGACCGAAGAGCTCCTGGACCAGATCCCTGACGCTGCGCTGTCATACGACAACCGGCCGGCCGGGGTATCTCCAGACTGTCCGTATCGTCTGCGAGACGCCATCATTGCACTAGCAATGAGGCGTTTCGCTCGACGAGGCGCTGCGCTGGGTTTCGTTTCGACTGGCGATTTTGCGATCCGTGTCGTGTCAGACGAGGACATCTCGGACATGATCAGAAGTCTGACAGTTTGGCCCGAAGCGTAATGGCGACGACGTTGACAGCCTGGCGCACCGATGTCGCAGCAGTGGTATCTGCTGCGCTCGGTGTCGTCTGTCAGGTCGGGCCTACTGGGAACCCAGAACCGAACACGGCTCTGATCCAGTGGCAAGATCCGTGGCTGTCATATGACTCAGACGACGGTGCAACATTTTGTGCGCCGGCGGTCTTCGGGTCTGTGGTGATCATCACTTCGTCTAACGATCTCGAACAGGCACAGACAGACCTCGACAAGTTTCTGCCGCTCCTGGCGACCATCGCAGGCGTGGCACTAGCCGGCGGCGGACAGTGTCCAGCCGTCCTCGACGTGTCGGCACCATCGACGCTGTTCGAGGATTCCAACCTGCTCGCAATTCGTGCAGACCTCAGGCCAACCACAGTTACGCTCGCATAAGGGACGACTATGCAAACCAGACCGAAGAGTTTCACACTGAACAGGGACATATATTTTGGGCGCCCACGCAAAGCCGGCGACGTTGTCACCGGCTTCGTTCTAGGTCGGCTGCTCGAACGAATGCCGCATGTTCTCGATCAAACCAAACCACCCAAGAAAGAAAGCGAGGTCGGCTGATGGCTGATCCAATTCTCCTAGTCCAGCCGCTGATCTCGATCAACAGCGTCGACATGGTCTGCTATGCGCGATCTGTCAAGATGACAGCTAGCGACGACATGCAGGACATAGCGACGTTCTGCACTCCAAACGCTACCCGTCCAGGGTCGACGACCTGGGACGTGGAAATCGAGTTTGCGCAGAGTTACGACACGGCAGGCACAGACGTGTTTAATACTCTGCTGGCGATTGCGAAGACATCGGTTGCTGTCTCGATCAGGCCGGCTACCGGCGCTGTTGCAGTCACTAACCCGCAGGCAGATTTTACGGCCTACATTCCGACGCCAACATTTTTGGACGGCGGCGTCGGCGAGTCTCAAACGTTCACAATGACGTTGCGACCTAACGACGACCCAGTTTTTACCACCGCCTAACACATTCGTTTCTGTGCCTGTCCCTGTACTTTCCGGTGGGGACGGGCACAGAAGCACCAACCGAAAGACTGCTTACATGGACGGCGTCCAGATCAAGCTCGAGGGAGAGAAACAGCTACGGAAAGCTCTACGAGATTTCGAAGACGGCACAAAAGACCTAAAAGTGGTACACGCAGAAGCAGCGAAACTGGTGCAGCTAGCTGCACGGGCGCCGGTTGTGTCTGGCGCATTAGCTGCGTCGATCAGATCCTCAGGGACCGCACGTTCCGGCGTTGTCAGGGCCGGCAAAAAGTCGGTCCCATACGCTGGGCCTATCCACTGGGGATGGCCAAAGAGAAACATAAAAGCGAACCCGTTCCTGTCGAAGGCTTTGGAAACAGAGACTGATGAAGTCGTCGACGTTTACGAGGACGGCATATCCAAATTGCTAAAAAAGTATGATCTCAAATAGAGACACGGAAAGGCAGACATGGCAGACAACATAAAGGTACAAGCTGTCCCATTCGATCAGCTCACGAACTGGGAAGTGATCCTGATCGAGGAAGAGATCGGTCTGGACCTGGCGAAGCTCGGCGATTTCTTCACGTCAGACAAACCGAAACGCAGATTTTATACTGCGCTCATGTGGGTGGCTCTGCGACGAAAGATGGGCGACAGTCTCACATTGCAGAAAGTCGCAGAAGGACCGTATGAGCTCGACGTCGAGCATCTCGTCACGATGGTGACCGATTCCGGCGGTGGCGAAGACGACCCAAAAGACGAAGAAGAGACGGAGCCAGAAAAGCCTGGCGAACAGTCCTAAACGCAAACCTGATTGTGCCGGGGTGCATCACATTGTCGGAATATTGGGCGATGCCGGTGCTAGAGGGTGAAGCGCTAAGGGTCGAACTTTTAGAAGTACAGAGACGCCAAGAACAGGCCAACAGAAAGTAAACCAGTGGCGAAGAAAAAGACAGCAGTCACAATAAACATTCTGGCCGATAACAAGCAGATGAAAGGCGTCCTAAAAGACACCGATTCTGCTCTGGCTGGGTTCGGCAAAAAAGCCGGGTTTGCTATGGCTGCCGGCGTTGGCGCTATCGGCGCTATCGGCGTGTCTTCTGTTAACGCTGCGATCGACTTCGAGTCGTCGATGGCTCAGGTGTTCACATTGCTACCAGGCATCTCTGGTGATGCTATGGACACGATGGACGCCCAGGTCCTCGACTTCTCGAAGTCGCTCGGTGTGCTACCGGGCGAAGTTGTGCCGGCGTTATACGACGCACTCAGTGCCGGCGTGCCACAAGACAACGTGTTCGAGTTTATGGAGATCGCAGGCAAGGCAGCGATCGGTGGCAACCTCGAGGTCGCTGACGCTGTCGACCTGCTCAGCACTGCGGTCAACGCTTACGCTTCGACTGGCCTCGAAGCGGCCGAAGCCAGCGACATATTTTTCACGACTGTCAGGCTCGGCAAGACGACCGTCCCAGAGCTCCAGGCTTCGTTTTCGAGTATCGGGCCGATAGCTGCGGCGCTCGGTGTCGGCCTCGACGAGGTGGGCGCCTCGATCGCTGTGCTCACGGCTTCGGGTACTCCGACATCTGTCGCAGCTAACCAGATGAAAGCGGCGCTGGCAGAGCTCGGTAAGACAGGGTCGAAGGCTTCGACGGCGTTCGAGGAAATCGCCGGCGTTTCGTTCAACGAAGTGCTCGCCTCTGGCGGCGATCTCGAGGACGTGATGGAGATCATCGCAGATTCTGGCGTGCCTGTCATCGACATGTTCGGCAGCATCGAAGCCGGACAGGGCGTGCTCGGTCTGATCGCCAACGAGGGCGAAGCGTTCAGCAATGCGTTAACTGAGATGGGGACGTCGGCGGGCGCTACCGAAGACGCATTCGACACGATGGACGCCACCAGCGGGCGCTCTATGGACCGGATCAAAGCGAACCTGTCGGCTGTGTCGATCGAGCTCGGTGACAAACTGTTGCCGGCGTTCGCTGCTGTCACTGATTGGGTAGTCGCCAATTGGGATCAGATTAGCAATATCATGGCTGGGGCGTTTGAGTTTATTGTCGCTGCCGGTCAGAAACTTATTGCGGTCACTGTTAATATTGTTGAAAAGCTGGTCACGTTTGGCAAGTGGGTTAACGATAACGACCCGGTGATCGCTGCTATTGCTGTGGTGATTGGAAGCGCATTTGTTGGGGCTATGGTTTCGGCCACTGCGGCTGTGTGGGCTAAGGTTGCAGCGTTGTATGCGCAGGCGGTCGCTTTTATCGCCGCTAATGCGACACTAATTGTTGTAGTTGCTGCGTTGGCTGTGTTTGCTGCGGCGGTTGTTTGGGCTTATGAAAACGTGCACTTCTTCGTGGATGCCATCAATTTTATGAAGGACGCCGCAATCGCTGCGTTTGGCTGGTTGAAAGACAATGTCCCGAAGATCATCGGTATTGTGTTTGATGCGCTGAAGGCGTTGCCCGGCCTGTTTGTTGACGCCGGCGGCCTGCTATTGAAAGCAGGAAAAGCGCTGTTTGTGAAAGCTAAGGACGGGATACTCGAAGGGCTCGCTATCGCCTCGGCTGCGATCTGGGAATGGCTAAAGGGCGTGCCGGGCGACCTTCTCGATCTGGGTGTCGATCTGTTCACGCTCGGCCTGGACCTGTTCGGCCGGCTCGCCGAAGGCATCAAGTCGGCGTTGTCCAAAATACCCGGGATGCTTTGGGACCTGGTCATGTCGCCGATATACGACATCATCGACCTAGGAAAGCGTGCGCTAGACCTGAACCCGCTCGACGGTTCGTTCCTCGGTTTCGGTAAAGATGAAAGCGAAAAGAGAACGAACCCATATGACACTGCTGCCGGCACACCAATCGGGTTCACGCTCCACGATGGCGGCGATGTCACGCAGGCGATGGCGTCGGCGCAGAACTTCGGAAACGTCAGATCGGACGAAGTGATAGCTAAGCTCCAGGTCGGCGAAACGGTCGTCACGGCAGACGGGCGTGGCGGGTCTGGCATCAACATTGAGAACCTGAACGTGTCCTCTGACAGAAGCATCAACGACGAGCTTCAACTGATGCTCGCATTGAAAGGCGTCGCCGCATGACTTCCACAAACCGTTTGATGGTGTTATCTCGCACCGGGAAAACGTCGAGTTATTCGATTATCGTGGGCCCGGCGACACGGAACGCAGACGCCACAGGCTCAGGCTACTTTTTGCGCGAAACGCCTAGCGGTATCGTCGGCGCACCGGCACCGAGATTCACAAGCAAGGTACAGATACAGCTACCTGGCTCACAGATCACGTACTCGACGCACGCTGCCCGTGACATTGTGCTGCCGGTGCTGATCCAGGCTGACTCGGCGGACAACCTCGACACGGCGATCGACGAGCTCGTGTCGTGGTGCGACCCGATCACGTCAAGCGAACTTATACGCATCGACTACACGAACTCGGCGAACCGGACCCGCTACATTTCGACCTCGTTGATCGGCGGGTCGGACCGGATGACGGTCAGATATGACGAGGCGAACGCCGCTCGAGTCGTGCTGGCGCTCAGAGCAAGCGATCCGTACTGGTCAGACGGGGCGCCTCGCACCGTAACTTATGACACGTTCACGGACCAGGCGACCGCGTTCTCTGCTGCGACGGCGTTCTCTGAACTAGCGGCACCGTTCGACGGCTCAGACTTGGACACAAATACTGTCGTGACTACAGGCGATGTCGCACAGTGGCCGACGTGGCAGCTAGACGGGCCGGCTGACAGTTTCTATATGCTCCACAGCGACGGTCGGTGGCTCAGCTATACGGCAGCGGTAGCAGACGGGGTGACAGTGACGATCACGACTAGACCGGGCGAGAGATCGGTGGTCGATAGCCTCGGCGTTTCGCAGTGGGCGAACATCGACGCCCGGTCTGAAATGTTCAGTATTTCGCCGGGCACCGCTGACGTCTCGGTGAAGGCTCAAGGCGACGGTGTCAACACCGAGGCACGTCTTTTGTGGTCTCCGCAATGGCTGTCCGGCTGATGACGATCCACGTGCGGAACGCTGCACTAAAGAAAGTCGGAGAGTTCACCGCCGGCGCCTATTCGGTGACGTTCAGAGAAGCGCTAAACGCGCCTGGCGGTTGGGTGCTGTCGGCGCCAGCGGATCACCCGTCGCTCGCTGCGCTCCTGGAGCCCGGCGCCGGCCTGGTCATTGTCACAGACGAAGGCGACCAGTTCGGCGGGTATGTGTCGCCGGCCGGCGCAGGTGCGAAGAACACACGGACGATCACCACAGACCGGGACACTGTCACTGTCTACGGCGTGTCGGAGATCACGCCTTTGTGGTGGCGTCTGATCTTGCCGCCTTCAGGCTCGACGCATGACACGGTCGAAGGGCAGGCGGCGTCGGCTGTCCCTTTGATGGTCGACCGGCATCTTGGCGCATCTGCGTCGGCTGCTCGAGGTTTGACAGGTTGGCAGATTACTGGACGGGCTGCCGGCGGGAACGCTCAAGTGTCCGGCCGCTACTCGAACCTTGGCGACGAATGCTCGACGCACATGGGTTCTGGCCTGTGGATGCGTGCCGTCTGGGAACAAGAAAAGATCATGTTTTCTGTCGAAGACATCACAGCGACAGCGATCCCGATCTCGGTCGACGCAGGCTCAGC